CGTAGTTGGTGATACACATAACTTCCGTACAATGGGCAAAGGCACTGCTGCTGCACGTGGTACTACTCAAGCAGACGTTACAGCGATGGACGTTTCACATGCTAAAGTTGCATGTACTCTTGGTAACTATGTTGCTCCAGAGTACACAGACATCTTTGATGCTGCTGAAGTAAACTTTGACGAACGTACTGAACTAGCACAAACTATTGCTGGTGCTTTAGGTCGTAGAGTTGACCAGTTAGTATTAGATGCTTTAGAAGCTGTTGCTTCACCACCTTCTATTGCAGACGGTGGCACTAACATGTCTTTGCAAAAGATTACAGAAGCTGCTTCTAAACTAAATGATGCTGGTGTTCCGATGGAAGGCCGTGTTATGGTTTGTTCTGCTGCTGCAATTGAGTCAATGATGAACAATACAACGATCACTTCACAAGACTACAATGCACTACGTGTATTAATGTCTGGTGAGATGAACACGTTCATGGGCTTTGAGTGGAAGATGATTGAAACTCGTTCAGAAGGTGGCTTAGTTGTTGCTTCTAACATTCGCTCTTGTTGGGCATACCATAAATCAGCTGTTGGTTTAGCTGTAGGTATTGATGTTTCTACTGAAGTGAACTACGTACCTGAGAAGGTTTCTTGGTTATCACTAGGTAAAGTTAAAGCTGGTGCGGTAGTTGTTGATTCAACAGGTATTGTACAAGTAGACATTGACGAGACTGCATAAGTTGAGTTAAGACTGGCCCTTCTGACGAGAGGGGCTTTTCTTAAAATAATTTGGGAAGTTAATATGTCAGCAGTTAAAAATTACAGTGATATTGATATTGCATCAAATGCTTTATTATTGATCGGTGAGAACCCAATTGCTTCTTTTACAGAAGACACAGTTGCAGCGCTTATTGCAGCTAACTTATATCATGCTACGTTTGAGAGCTTACTAACCTTGCATCCTTGGAGGTTTTCTTCTACCAAGGCTACACTATCAAGACTAACAGCTACACCGACTAACCAGTGGAAATATGCGTATCAACTTCCTTCTGACTTCCTAGTAGCTCAACACATTGATAGGGGCAATGACAACTATCAGATCTACGCAGATAAGCTATATTCAGATAATGAGACAATGATCTTGGACTATACATATAAGCCAGACGAGTCATTCTTACCTGCTTACTTTACTGAACTATTAGAACTAAGACTAGCAGCAGTTTTTGCAATCCCTATTACTGAGTCAGCTACACGCGGTGAGTATTACGCTGGACTAGCTGAGAAACAATTACAAAGGGCAAAGACTATTGATTCACAAGCAACACCTTCAATTGGCCCATCGGTCTTCGCAGGTTCTAGATTAATTAACTCGAGGTACTAATGGCTAAAGCAATTGCATCTCAAGCATCGTTTATTGCTGGAGAGCTTGATCCAAGACTAGCAGCAAGGATTGATACTGAAAGTTATATCAAAGGTGCTGAGACATTAACCAATGTTATTTGCCTTGGACAAGGTGGCGTTAAGCGCAGACCTGGCATGAAGTATGTTGATACTGTTACAGAGCCAACAGTACGCCTTGTTAAGTTTGAATTTAATGTTACACAGACATATTTACTAGTCTTTGTTGATTCGAAGATGTACATCTACATGGATGGTGTATTACAGACAGGCATTAACGGCACAGGCAATGATTATCTAGTAACTCCTTACAGTGATACAGAGATTAAAGAAATGACATGGACTCAGAGTGCAGATACTTTGATACTTTGTCATAACGACTATGTACCTAGAAAGATTGTACGAGGTGATACACATTCAACGTGGGCTATCAGTTTAATGACATTCACGTACTATCCAACGTATGACTTTAACCAAGATTATGATGGCGCAACAATTGCACCAAGTACATCCGATGAGAAGGTGGTTGGTGATTCAATAACTATGACATTAACAGGAGCAAACCCAGTTACGGATGCACATGTTGGTGGTATGTTTGAAGGCAATGTAGGTGTTGTTAGAATCAAGAGTGTTGTGACCACTACAGGCTCACAAACAATTACGGGAACTATATTACAAGAGTTCCAGAATACTAATGATATTTCTGGCGTTGACGCTTCATTAGAAGAACCAGTATGGTCGGACACACATGGTTATCCAGGATCAGTTACATTCCATGAGTCAAGACTATGGTTGTCTAATTCAACTGCACGACCACAAACATTATGGGGGTCAGCTACGGGTGACTTTTTTAACTTTGATCGTGGCTTTGGTGATGCAACAGATTCAATTGACATTACGATGGACACAGACCAGGTTAATGCCATTTACCACTTGGTATCAGGAAGGCATTTACAGATCTTTACGTCTGGTGGTGAGTTCTTTATTCCAGATCGTCCTATTTCCCCTGCATCAGTTGGTGTGTTACGTCAAACAAGATTTGGAGTTCTCAAGGCAGTACCACCTATTAACGTAGATGGCGCTACAATGTTTATTCAAAGGAACGGCAAGCAGGTTCGTGAGTATTTATATACTTATACCGAAAACTCGTATGTCTCCACTGAGGTGAATTTGCTTGCCCCTCATCTTATTAATAATCCAGTTGCTATGGCAGCACAGACTGGTGATATTGATAACGAAGGAAACTACTTATATATAGTTAATGAAGATGGAACAGTCGCAGTATTTATTACGAATAGAGCAGAATCAGTTACAGCATGGACTAGATTTACTACAGATGGTGATATTAAAGATGTATCAGTAGTTGAAGATATTGTTTACTTCCATGTTAAGAGAACAATCAACGGCTCTACAATATATACAATTGAAGCGCTAGATAATAACACTTATACAGACTCAGCAATACACGTAGTCAATAGCCCTGCTTCAGCGACTGTTACAGGACTAGATCATCTTGATAGTCGAGAGTGTAGAGTTAGAGCTGATTACTCAGTGATGGATAATGCTACACCAGTATCTGGATCTATTACATTGGCGCGTGAAGCTACTAATATTGAAGTCGGTTTAAACTACGACTTAGAGATTAAGACTATGCCAGTTAATATCACGTTTGGATCAGGCCCTATTAATGCCACCAAGCGTAGAATATTACGAGTAACTGCGCAACTATATCAAGCAAACGGTATTAAAATAAATGGCAAGGCAATTACAGATAAAGGCTTTGGTTCAGATGTTTTAAATTCATCACCAACAGGGTTCACAGGTATGAAGACAGTACCAATGTTGGGATATTCAAAGACAACTCAAGTAACAGTAACTCAGAGTGACCCTACACCTATGACGTTGTTAGGACTCACATTAGAAATTCAGGCCCAGGGAGGCTAACGCATGGCACAACTAGCATTATTATTACCAGCAGCAGGAGCAGCTGCTACAACAGGTACTTTTTTAGGAATGACAGCGGCAACATGGGGTGGTATCTCAGCAGGAATAGGCGCATTATCATCTATCCAGTCAGGCAATGCTCAGAAGGTAGCTTATGAACAACAAGCTAGAGCTACTGAGCAAGCAGCAAAGGATAGCGAGTTAATAAGATTACAGAATTTACGAAGAGCGCAAGCAGGACAAAGAGCTTACTGGGCTTCAAGAGGTATTGCAGGTGGTGAAGGCTCTCCAGCAACTATTGCACAACAGTCTAGACTAGGTTATCAGTTAGAGAGTGGTGCTGCACAAGCAACAACTGGTCGTGAGATTCAGAGATTACAGTCAGCAGGTAGTGCTGCTCAAACAGCTGGCTGGGTTAAAGCAGCAGGTAGTGCTGCTAGTTACGGAGCTGAATTATAATGGCAAATTTCGAACAATACACCTTCCAAAGAGGTCGACAAGCTGGCAATATAGATATGGGCGAGGCTAACGCATGGGAGTCTCTATCTAATACATTATCTGACTTCTCTCAGACTTTATTGCAAGTTGATAAGGCACAGAAGGCATCATATAAAGCAGAAGTAAAAGAGTATGTAGAAGGCATGGAGTCAGACATCATTACTAATCTAGGTAAGGTGTCTATTGATCGTGAAAATGACTACGAGCATTATGAGCGTTTTGTTACTGCTTATAAGAAAGGCACATTAGCTGGCATTGAAGATCCTAATATCAAGGTTGCTGCAGGTAAGATGATTGATGATAAGGCTGTTCAATATGGCCAGAAGGTATTCCAGAACCATGTCAACATTAGAAATGCTAGACAACGACTAGCGGCAGAAAAATCATTAGAGATTCATGCTGTAGATACAGAGCATTTAATCGATTCAACTATTAACACTTGGTATCAACAACCAGAGTTTAGAGATAGCTACATTGAGAGTGTAGGGCCAATCTTCCAAACTCAAAGAGACATGTTTTCTAATAAGATCGATGGTTTGGTGCAGCTTGGTAAAACCAGCGATGCTGCAATTGCAGATGAGTTGGGTTTGTTACAACGATTCTATGAGAAGGCAGCAATGGCTGAATTAACGGCTAATATGGAAGAAGGCAATGGATGGCAAACCATTCAGGAGTTTAACGCTGATCCGAGCAAATTCTTTAGCTCTAGACCACAATTACAAGCATTATTCCCAGAGGTTAAGATCTCTATGAGTGATGAGGACAAAAACCAGACATTCAGAGATATGATGTCTATGCTTAACGGCTATCAAGGACAACAAGATCGTGTTCAAAATGCAATAGCTGCGGATAAGTTAGAAGTACAAGAGTTCTTCTATTCTAATATCCAAGGTCAGATCGCAGATGATCCTGATAATATTGTTAAGGCAAACCTACAGTCTTGGTTAGAAGAAGGTAAGATTACTACTAAGCAACATGACTCTCTATTGAAGATGATTCAGGGTGCTGGCTTATACAGTGAAGATGATAATGTTGTATCTGGACTATGGGATACGTTATTTGATCCTACAGCAGATCAGTTTGAATTGTACGATCAGATCAGACAAGCGAGAGATAACAACCAGATTACACCTCAGACACAGAAAACAATGCTTGCCACTCTTAGAGATGGTTCATTGAAGGATGTTACTAAGGATGAAGACTATCAGATGGCTATTAACGAGGTTAAGACTGAGTTTAGAACTACTGGCCCATTAGCTGCTTTCTTGCCTAATGAATCTAAGAATATCAATAGCGCCATTAGAGACATCTATCAGATGAAGAAGACTTTAAAATCAGATCAGAACTTCCTTGATGAAGTGGATAAGATAAAGGCTAAATACAAGCGTACAACTGAAACTTCTATACCAAAGGTATCTTGGAGTGGCAACTGGTCAGGTACAGCAGAAGAACCAGCACCAGATCTATCAAAAGACGTATTAGCATCTTTACTAGAGAGTGGTCAGATTACACAAGGTGAGTACCTAGAACAATTCAATGCGATAGATGCTTACATGGAAAGCTACAATTTAAGGAAGTCTAGATAATGGCATTTGAGAATAGTGTTGAGCAAGATATAGCAAACATTGATCCTGTTGTTGTTCAGACAGCTTATGAAGAAGAGAAGGCTAGGCTACTAGAAACACCAGTAACACCTATATCAGACGATATGATGGGTGGCTTCCAGAGTAGACTTGAAGATAGAGCTATTCAAACTTCACCTGCTATGAAATACTTCAATGACTACAAGAAACAACAAGTAGTTGAAGAGGTAGATGAGCAGGAAGAGTTAATGCCTTCAATCATGGGCAAGACTATTCGTGATCCAGAGGTTAATGCTTTTGACCAGATCTATGCTTTAGATGCTCAAGAGGTTATACAGCCAACACCTGTTAAGCCTGTTGAAGATGCTGGATGGCTACTAGAGGGTTATAAAGAATTACCAGACTGGTTACAGAAGCTCACTGGGCCAGCAGCACATCAATTAATGGTAGATTCAAGCCTTGAGAATCCAGTTACTAAAGGCCTTATTACAGGCTTAGAAGATAGTTTTAACGGATTAGTAGGTGTATTTGCAGATATAGCAAATGTAGGTATTGAATATACTGGTGGTGAATCTATTGATCCTATTCAGATCCCTGATTTAATCAAACAAAATCCAGAGTCTATTGCAGAACCTTTAGTATCAGCACTAACTCAGTTTGTAGGTATATCAGGCTTGGCTACTAAAGCACTGCCAGGTGCTACAGATGTTTGGAAGATGGCCAATGCAGAATTAGTAGCACTAGCTACTTTCGATCCTACTGGCGAGAATCTAGCTTCTGCGTTAAGAGCGTTTGATATTGGTGGTGACTTGATGGAATATCTTGGACAGCCAGCAGGTGAAGATGCTAGTGCTTTTGAGAGAGTAACGTCTAGAATCAAGACTATGTTTGTAGAGACTCCATTAGTATTCTTAGCACCTGCCTTTATAGCTTTGATTAGAGGCGCTAAAGATAGAGGAATGGGTGATGTTATTAAAGAGTTTATGCAAGACTCAGATCCTAACTTAGTACCAAAGACATTGAAGAAGCTAGGTATTGATATTCCACAGAAAGATGTTGTAGGATTTCACATGTCACCAAACAAATTCGATACGATTGATCCAAGTAAACAACAACAAGGCTTAATGGGAAAGGGTCATTATATTTTCTTGGATGAGAAGGCTGCTGCTGATTACCCAGGTTCTTATAAATATACTCAAGAAGTTCCAGATGACATTAAAAACAGAGTGATAAACTTTGGTGATGGTAAAGACTCTGAACTTGTTGTTCATGCGCTTGAGAATATTAGTAATAATCTAGGACTAAAGTTTACTGATGATTTCAGACCAAACAACTACTTTGAACTAATTGAATCTGTTGGTGGTGACGAGGCTCATAAGCTATTAAGAGCTGAGGGAGTCATAGGTAACACGATGGACATCGGCACTACATCAAAGCCTGAAGCTATAATGATGTACAACACAGAAGATGTGAAGCTATTGGCTCGTAACGGTGAGTTATTAAACTCTACCAAAGTAGACGATGGTGTACTAGGTCAGGTTGGTAAAGAAACAAGAACAGCACTCAACACTGCAAAGGCAGAGGCTAAAGCACAGTCTCAAGTACAGAGACAAGCACTAGAAGACGCTAAACCTCATGTAGAAGCAGATGAAGCAGGGTTCTACTCAAGAGCAGAACAAGCGGTATTAGATCTTAAACAAGAGACAAATTCTCCTGAACACATTAAGAGATACCTGCAGAAACAAGGCATTACAAAGAATGAAATGGAAGACTTAGGATTGCTAGATTTCCTAGAAACAGCAAAAAAGAACAATCAACAAGTGACAAGAGAAGGCCTACTTAATGGCATAAGCAAGAACAAGCCTATACAATCTCAGGTTACATTGAGAGGTGGAAAAGATGCCTGGAAGGAATTACGTAGTGAGGAAGGTTGGAAGGTTGATAAACATACTAAGATGGATGACATAATCGACCAGGACAAACAACGAGCCTACGAACAATTTGAAGATGACGCAAGCGGTTTTGGTGATTATGAAGAGTTTTTA